GCTGAAATACCACTTGACAATTTGAATCCGAAGCGGACGCTTTCAGTTTCTTTGAATTCCTCTGAAACTAGGCCAAAGGCCGTTCATTTTGTCTTGTTTTTTGGAATACTACTCAACTTGGAAGGAACTTCCGGTGATAGGTGTTTTCCCACTTCGGTTGCTGTGGAAATCCAAGAAGAGGAACCCATTTTCGAATACGGTGAAAATGGCATTAGCTCCAACCATGAAGGCATTGACTTTCTCAGCGGATGATGAAGAATCTCTCCAAAGGTCTGTCTTAGAAGCTCTCTCTGGTTCAGTTGAGCTTAACATGGGGGTTCGCAGGTGTGCCGCATTTCCAGCAAAGAATGACGGAGCTTTCCTGTGTGAATTGACAACGAAGGAAACCAAGAGTTTTGTCAGCAAAATGTCTGACAAGATTAAAGGTAGAATCTTCATTGACCACGCAGTGATACATTTAATGTATATCCCAGTCATTCTGAATACCACTCATGCAGTTGCCTATTTAAAGATAAAGAACATGGCAACGGGTGATGAATTATATGGGGGTACCAAAGTCGATTTAAGTGAAGCATTTATATTGACTTTGACGTGGCCCCGATCATTGTTCGCGGATGCTGTTGCACAGCACAAGGGTTTATACCTGGGGGGTTCGGTAGAGTGTTCTTCCTCCGTCCCTAGGAACGCGGATATAGGAATGTGGTATCCGCTCTGGTCGGAAAAAGTGTCCAACAAACAGTTGTATTCAAAAACAACTGATATTGTTAATACCAGAGCATTGGAAACATTCACTAAAACAATGATCCATTCAGATAAGGAAATGCGAAGTCTATTGAGAAGTCGTGCCTCAACAGAAATAGCCGCGAAGAGAAGAGAACCCCCGGTTATGGCTAAACCTACCATTGATTTGATGGCGGGTCAAATTACCGGAGTTGACTTTACTAAGAAGACCATTCGAGAAGAGTCTCTTCCAACAAATCCCAATGAAGTTACCGTACTGGAACCTAAAATGGTTCCGCTTGAGCATGCCGTTGGGACTGAGAAGTTAGACAATGCCGGATTGGATCCAACAGGTAGGAACCTGTTGGAAGCCTAACTGAAGGCTATAGTTATTCCTGTAGACATGGGGGGTCTTTGTGCGAGAGCCTAGGTGCTCGGGGACGTTTGAGTTATTTCAGTAATGAATTCGTGTGGGTGCGATAAGTTGCTGCTTGAACTTACCTGATGCGTATCTGAATCTTTCAATCACTGTATCCAGCCTAACCAGTTAACGCCATGTCTACTAGCCGGAGCCGGAATAACAATCAATGCCCAACTTGCTTCGACGAGTTGGATGCCGCTGCTAATAATTGCAGTCGACATGGAGGAGTGAATTCACCCTCCAATCGCCAGCGCCGGAACGCTCGCCGCGCTGCGCAATACCGCAATATGCAACGTGTTGCGACGCAATCAGTTCCGCTTCCCGTACCTGTTGCTCCTGTGATAAGATCCAGGAGAGTAAATTTCAGGCTGCCCAATAGTCAAGTATGGGTAACTCGCAAAGCAAGCGAGTGGGCTGCGAAGACAACTGATACCAATGATGCAATATCATTGAGGACCATTTTAAATGGTATTCCCGAAATTTCAGATGAGACTAAAGTCTTTAGACTTCTCATCGGTTTCGTCGCCGTGTCTGATGGCACTTTTGGGCTTGTCGATGGTGTTACCGGAGATGTAATACCTGATCCTCCCGTCGTTGGACGACTGGGATTTCAGAAGAATAAGTACCGATGCCGAGACTTTGATCTCGAGGGTAAAACCCCGCCAAACTTAGCTGATAAAGCTATTGTTTGGTGCCTCGATTCCGGGCGTAGGGATGCCAAGCGTGTGTCTTTAGCTAACTATTGGTTAGCTATATCCAGACCCACACCCTTGATGCCACCAAGTGATTTCTTGGTCGAGTCGGATTGACTATCTGACATGCCTCAAGTTAATGAGTTGCCTTACATAACAAACTGTTGTGTAAGATGCGGATTTAAACCTCGACGAGTTGTAGATCAACTAGTCTGGAGTTGTACCTTCTGTTTGTATAAACAGCGGGCTTAGTTTTCACGCTCTCTCGATGTAAATCTAAGAATCCGTATGTAAACCTCCGAATCGGACGATTTCCACGTGCAACGTGAGGCCTTTGGGCCGGGTTTACAATGGTTACCAATAGTGTTTTCACACTATTGATGCCTCTTTTTAAAGAGAAG